CGTCGAACGATGCGACCGAAGCGAGTGGGCAAAGTTTAAGCGATATCATTATCTGACCGGACATCTGAATAATCGTGCCCGATGTTGGGAGGTCAAATACTGCGGGAAGCCCGTTGGCTTCTGCGCGGTAATCACCATGCCCCGATCTAACGGCACCGCGATGGCCCGTATCCACCGAATCGTTATTCACCCGGACTGGCAGGGAATCGGACTCGGAAGAATGCTGGTCACAACAGTCGCCAAGCATGTGAGCCTACAATATGATTGCTTCCTGCAAACCTCAAATCCAGCAATGAAACACGCGCTGCTGCACTACGACGATTGGAAGCTAACCCGGAACAATATCAACCTTTTTAATAGGAAGTACGCGGTAGAACTCGCACGTAAACACAAGCCTGACTTCAGCAAAACATCTCGTCGTGTAAAGGCCGCTAGTTTCGTTATCAGGAAGCACCAATGAAGATAGCTAAACCGTACCGTGACTTATGGTGGTGGCTCCACTCGGAGACGCCACCATACCGGTATTACTGCTATTCCGGTGGCCGAGCTTCGGGAAAGAGTACGAGCGTGGCGCAAAGTCTCATACTTCGCGCCGCCACCCAGCCTATCACCGTACTATGCGCCAGAGAATTCCAAAACAGCATCACCGACTCCGTGCATAAGCTGCTGGCCGACACTATCAAATCGTTCGGTGTCAAGGGCTTCGAGGTCACACGCGACGCCATCCGCCACATCAACGGCAGCATGTTCATCTTCCGAGGACTGCATAATAATCTGGAATCGATTAAGAGCATCGAAGGCGTGGACGTGTGTTGGGTCGAGGAAGCGCAGACCATAAGCAAGGAAAGCCTGACCACGCTTATCCCGACGATACGCCGCCCCAACTCCACTCTGATCTTCACGTGGAACCCGCTGACCAGCCACGACCCAGTATGGTCATACTTCATTACAGGCGACTCTGAAGAGCGACGCCGCCAGACTTGCCATTGGCACACCACTTACAACGACGTGCGCCGATTGTTGAGCCAAGACGTGCTGGACATGATACGAGCCGACCAACAGTCGGCGGACTACGCACACATCTGGCTAGGCTTGCCGTACTCCGATACCGATAACCAGTTAATCAGCGACAATATGATAATCGAAGCTGTCCAACGTGAACCATTGGACGGGCTTGTGACGTTCGGCGTGGACGTGGCCCGATACGGCAACGACCGTACGGCGCTCTGCATCAAACAAGGCAACCGAATTAGCATTTTGGAATCTTGGACGCACAGCAGTATCGTGGACACTGCGGAACGCATCAAACTCAGGGCCGCCCAGTACAAGCCCGTCGCCATCCGTGTGGACGACACCGGCGTAGGCGGCGGCTTGACCGACCTGCTTAAGACAAGCGGCCTGCCCGTGGACGCCATCAACTACTCCGGTAAGGCAAAAGACCCGCAGTATCCGAATATCGCCAGTGAGCTATGGTTCGACTTCGCCACGATGCTACCCACGCTCAGCATCAACTCCAGATTGGATGACTTTGCCAAGCTCTCCACCGAGCTGACCACGCGACGTTGGAAAATCACCAGCAGGAACCAACGCCAGATCGAAAGCAAGCAGGACTACAAAGACCGAGAGAATCTGGGTAGTCCCGATCTGGCAGACGCCGTATTGCTTGCGTGCTACGAGCCACCGAAACTGCCGTCGTGGGACGTTGCGGTCTGCTAGCTCTTTAGGCGTTGCACCCGATAAACTAGAAACAGGGTTTTATAACGAATCGAGGAAACTGTGAGCCTGCTGAACAATCTCCGTGACGGTTTTATGAGCGCTTTCGACCGTAACCATGCGCCAAGCTCAACCCCTACGCCTATGGGCGGGAACGTCTGGCAGCCGATGGGCGGCAACACCATCCCCATGCACGACACCTACGACAACGTGTTCCCGTATGTGAACGCCATCGCCCAAAGGTTCAGCACGGTAATCCCCTATGCCGTGGACGCTGAGAACAGGCGCATCGACCCGGCTCCCGCACCGTTGACCGCGCTCTACGCGCCCAACGACACGTATTCGTGCTTGGAATTCCTCAAGATCGTTTGCGCCACTATCCTCACCCAATCCCACTTGGACGTACTTATCTGGACAACTAACGGGCCGGGCGGAGACATTACAGCCGACAACATCATCGGATATACGCTGCTACCGTCGAACAGCCGCCAGTACAATTCTTCTCGCTCGGACTGGTATCATCGCGTCACGATGGACTTGGGCGACGGCGAACGAGTCTACGAATTTTCCCGAGACGAAACCATCGCCCTTAGCTACTCGCAGCACCCTAACGATCCGACGCGCGGCATCGCCCCCGCCATGACCGTGAAGAAGTGGGCCAACGTAGACGATATGATCGCCGACTATGAGCGTGGCTTCTTCGGCAACAACGCGGTACCCGCTGGAATGCTCGGCATCGTATCGGAAAACACTGAAGACTTCCAACGCAACCGCGAACGCCTCGAAAGCACATTCCGTGGCGCGGGCAACAACAACGGAATCGTATACAACATGATTCCGGTTGACCCTATGACCCATAAGCCCAGCACCACCAGCAAACTGGTGTGGGTGCCATTCCAGAACGCCAACGATACGCTGGACTTGCAGACCGTCAACGATGTGGTGAACAACCGCTTGTCGAACGCGCTCGCTGTCCCGGACATTATTCGTGGCATCGACAACGGGCAGACCTACGCCAACGCCGAACAAGCCGAGCGTGCGTTTATCGAGAACACGCTCAAACCGTTGTGCATGACGGTGTGGGATAAATGGCAGTTCGAGCTAGACCGCATCACCGGCGGACTTGGGTATGGCATCACGTTCGACCTTGATCTACCGTCCCAGACCGACATGGAGAAGGTTCAGGCCGACACCCAGAAGGTACGTATCGACTCGCTCACCCAGCTCCTGAACATGGGTGCCAGTCTGGAGTCTGCCGTGGACGCGCTCGGACTCCCCGACTCGTACAAGCGCCTTGACTTGCATCAGCAGGCTCCGACGCTGACTATCCCAATAGCCGCAAAATGGTATAGCCGTAATATCAAACCGCAGGAAACGGCAACCGAAAACCGTATCCTCCCAGCGACACGACGCTACGTGGACAGAGTCATCCGCATGGCCCGCCGCTCCCAGAACGGACTCCGCGACGACTTGGAAGCCATCGGCGACCAGTGGATAAACGACGTGGAAGATGACCTGATGACCAACCTCGTCGCCTACGCCCGCCGTACCGGCTACGAGTTGGAGCAGGTCATTACCGCGTGGGCTGAAGTCCACCCGGGAAGCTCCATTGCCGTGCAGATCGAGGGATACACCGCCGATGATTGGCGGCAACTCTACTTCTGGACTGAGCTCCCCGACACCGTGCGTGAAGCCTACGTGGACCACTTGCGGAGCGTCGCCAAGTCCACTAGCAAGACCATTACGAACAACGTCCTCGAACTGTTGAATAGGGCCGACGTGGAACAGTGGGACGCGGAACAGTTGCGCGACCGTCTCGAACGATTAGGCAACGATCACGCCGAGCTGATTGCCCGATGCGAAACCGTCCAGTCACAGCGGCTCGGCAGCTTGTACAGTGCTCGCAATCTTAGCGAGACTCTTGGCGTCCGACTGGACAAGGTATGGCGTACAAGCGGCGACGGCAAAGTGTGCGAGTTCTGCCGTCATATGGAAGGCAACCGCATCGCATTGGATGACACGTATCTGGCTGAGAACGCCAGCGTCGAGATCGGAGACCGCACCTACGTGAACAATTTCGAGAGTATGCAGACCCCGAACGGACACCCCAACTGCCGGTGCTACGAGGATTACGAGGTGGTGGAATCATGACTTACGACATCCATTGCAAACGGTGCGGACGGTATCTAGGTTCCTGCGCCCGTGACACGATGGTGACGCTCAAGTGCCCGAACTGCAAAGGTTTGGACGTGTATCGCATCGTGCTACTATGGGGGTCAGAACATTAAGCCCATTAAGGACGTTCGACCGCACCACTACCCTACTATTTGAAAGGGCCAAAATGAAGACTCGTAAGAGCTTCGCCAACAGCGGTGCCCCAGAAACCAATGGCCGTACCCTCACCTTCCTCGCCAACAGCGGAAAAGTAATGTGCGACGGACTCACCGTAGATTTGACGACACTGAAAGCGCCGTTAATCGACGGCACTCTGAAACTCGTGTCCGATCTCACCGAGTCCGACAAACTATCCCTTCCGCTCCTGATCGACCACATGCCCAGTATCGAATGCCAAGCGGGTGCCATCACCCGACTTTGGATGACCGACGCCGGACTGATGGCCGAAGCGAAGCTCAGCGAGGTCGATCAAGGCGAACGTATCCGCCAGCTTGCCGCCGACGGATGCCTGACCAACAGTTTCAGCATCACCGTTGAATTCAACCAGCGTCCCGGCAAGGACGGTATCATCCACGATGGCGAACTACTGGAAATCAGCGTCGTGTATCGTGGGGCCGACCCTCGGGCCGCTTTCACCGCAATCAACAGTCGCAACAACAAGAATGGAGACACCATGAACCCGGAACTCCTGAAGAAACTGGCGCGTACCATCGCCCAGTTCAAACTCACCCCGGACGAGGCGGAACAGCTCACCGATTCCATCGGTGACATTATGCAGTCCGCTCTCGATGCCATCACCGCTGCCATCACCAACCAGACGGAAGGCGAGGGCGAGGGCGAGGGCACCCCGGCACCGGAGGAACCCGTGCAGACTTCCAACGGTCGCCAGACCATCATCATTAACAAAGCCAACCACGCCGCCCACCAGTCGGGTACCGTGAAGTTCTCCCACGACCGTAAGACGTGGATTGACTCCGACGACGCCATGATCGCGTTCGAGCGTGCCCTGATCGACACTGATAACAAGGGTGTCGAAGCGTTCCACCGTGAGTGGGCTGACACCGTGAACCGTAACATGTCGGACACCGCATCGTTCGGCGTTGACGGTGACAATGTGAACAAGTTCATCCCGACTGCGGCAATCACCACAATCTCGGACGCGCTGAACACGCGCGGTTCCGGCCTGTGGAATCTGCTGCGTAAGACCGGCATGGATCGTCTCACCATCGGTGGCAACATCGCCGGTCTGACTGACCAGACCCGTGCTCACGGCTACCCTGTGGCCTCCTACGGCACGAAGAAGAAGGAACAGGTGCTTTCGTTCGTGAAGCGCGAGCTTCAGGCCGACTACACCTACAAGTACATCACGCTGAACAAGGGCGATATTCGCCGCACCCAGCGTCCGGGCGCTCTGCTCCGCTACGTGTTGCAGGAACTCCCGAACTACATCGTCCAGACCATCGAACGTCAAATTACGCTCGGCGGCTACACGGATATGGCGCATTTCCGTTCCGTTGTGACCGACGCGGCAGACAAGTCGTCCGAGTGGAAGGGCAACCGTTTCGCGCTCTCCTACACCATGACAGATGACACTCCGCTGATGGACTTCGTGCGTGCCTCCCACATGGTTCGCGCTCAGGGCAACAAGGTGCTGCTGTGCAACGCTGACACCGTGGCCGACCTGCTGATGTCCGCAAACGCTAACGGGAATGCGTACATTGCTCTCGGCGGTGACGATACTCTGGCCCGCGCCCTCGGCGTTAACCAGATCATCACCCCTGAATGGTGGACGGACACGGACGACACCACCACTATGGGCGTCATCATGTCCGCGTCTCACTACGCGGTGGTTGGCGATACCTCCATCGAGGCTTTCACTAACTTCGCGCTGTCCACTAACACCAACGAGTATCTTCAGGAGATTTACGCTGGTGGCGGTCTGGACGCGGAGAAGTCCGCCGTGGTCATCAAGCCGAAGGGTGAATGAGGTGATCTGCTATGACGATTAAACAGGTTCGATTCGTTAAGGCGGACTCTCGTAACCCGGTTCAGGACATCGCCGAACTAGCGGTGTTTGACGCTTCGGGTAATCCCGTTAACCCTCCGACCTCCCTTGCCGATGGCAGCGTGACGACCGCGAAACTGGCTAACAATGCTGTCACTTCCGTTAAGATTCAGGATGGCAGTATTACCGGCTCTGACCTTGCCAACAATACCGTGACCGCAGACAAGATCGCGAGCGGCGTTCTGCCGACCAACGCGACCAAGGAGAAGGCCGGTCTGGTCAAGCAGGCCGCGCACGTTGCCGACCCGGTTGGCGAAACTCCGACTAAAGCCGAGTTTATCGCGCTCCGTAACGCCTTGGTCGCAGCCGGGCAGATGGCGTCCGCCTGACACGCTACCCTAAACAGTAGCGGGACTGCACCGCAAAGGCCCTATCTCCTACAATGGGAGGTAGGGCCTAACTCATTTTTCGGAAGGAGCGATCATGGACATCGACGCAAGCGTAATCGATCAAGTGGGAGAGACGGTCTACGCGCGGTGGAAGGATGCCGCGCTCGCAGACCTCGCCAACATCATATGCCAAAAAGACCTATTCCCGATTACGGATGATTACGTGGGAATTGTCGTAGGAGATGGCCGCCACGTAGCGTTACCGGCATGGTATTCGGATGTGACCAACGTGCAGACCACCGACGGTGTGAAGCTCGATTTTCGCGTGAACTACGATATGGGCGACGGGTGGACGCCCGAAACCAAATACGCCAACTGTCTGACTATCGCGCAATGTCTTAATGTCGGCACGGCAGTCACTGTGACCGGAACGCACGGGTTCTCCAAGCTTCCCGCCCCATTATCTTCGGTCTTGGCGGCTGTTATAGAGGCAGACCAGAGCGTTCTTGAACAGACAGACCGCATCACGTCGAAGAGCATCGAGGATGTGAGCGTGAGCTACGCAACAATTAACGAGACGGCTATGGAACGCGCGTTGACCCCGTACCGGTCGCTTATTAGCCAGTGGAGCCTATGCCGGAACGGAGTCCAGACTGGTGGCATTCTCTCCATGCCTCGCAAGCATCATCAATTACCGTGGTGGCTCAACGCTCAGGATTACATGGGTGGTGACTACGCTTATGGCAACGCTCTGTGACCCGTTCCGACTGTTCCCTAACCAAGTCCAGACAGCGACGCTTTGGCGGTACACGGCTCCCGGTCTGCCTAACGAAAAACTGGCCGACTTGCAGGTGATTGTGAAGCATTCAACACAGTCCGACCAGCCGACCGAATACGGTTCGCGTATCAGCAGTCGACGCTTCCATATTCAAACGGACACGGTTCCCGAGAACTTGCGGGAAAACATGGAACTATGGCCCGATCTCATGGTGGAATTGTCCGATGGCAGAGTGTACCAAGTCACGCAAGCCAGTCGCGGCGATGACATGGACATGGGGGAGACTCGGTTCATCACCGTGTACGGGAACCCGTATGGAAGGGATAGTCTATGAGCTACCGGTTACAGTTGTCCGCTGATTGGGCGCGCAAACTCTCCACCCAACAGTTGAACAAGGGCGGCGTGAAAATGATGACCGACATCCTCAAGATGGCACGTCAAAACGCTCCCGTACTCACCGGCGCTTTGCGTAACAGCGGACGCTTCCAACAGCTCTCCACGGTGAAGTGGCGTATCACGTTCGGCAACAGTCGCGTGCCTTACGCTCGTATCCGCGAATACACGAACCGGTTGCACCCGAACACGGTACGCTACCTCCAGCGGGCTAGGAACACCGCCGCTAGCCGTGCTAAATCATATTTCAACCTAGGATAGGAGCGCCATCATGATTGATCTGGCCATGTGCATGACCCTCCAGAACGAGGGTTTTGGCACTTACGGAAAGACCTTGTTCTTCGGCACCAGCCCAGTACTGGACACGGGTAGCGTCACGAACGCCGAGGGCATCTGGGTCAACGCGAACACCGTTGCCATCAACGGCGACCTATACACCGACCAGCTCACTATCAGTAGCCGCTATTTCGACGTGATCGAACAAGGCCGTCTGATGCTCCGTCTCCTGCACTTCGTCAACAATCGTCTGCATGAGTATTGCCGACTGACATGCAACCCCATAGCTGATATTGACTTTGTATCAATCCGCGTGCATCCGGCGACCGCAATCGACATGGACGCCATCGACGGGGAAGGACGCTGGGTGAAAAGCATCCGGTTCAATGTGGATTACAAACTCTCCCCCGAAACGGTAGAATAGGAACCGTCCATTAGTCGCCGCGTGTGCAGTCCCGCCCGACGAAAGGACAAACAATGGCTTCCTACCCCCTTATTGGCAAGAAGACAGTCTACATCGACGATATGGTGATCTCCCCCGACTACGTTCAGGATGAAGCTGGCACCATTACCCTGACTCCCGGCACTACCGAGGTGTCCTCGCAGTCCGGCACTATCAACGTACCGAACGGTTCATACGAGGAAATGAGTTTCGAGCTGAACATTATCTGTCCGAGCGTCCGCTACCTCGGCATGCTGTTCCCGGAACTGTACCATAATGCGAAGTTCAAGCGCGTTATCTCCGGTTCGTTGTCCGAGACGGGTCAGGTGCGTTTCGGCGGCAACGAATGCGTTTCCAACACTCCGCGTGACATCATCATCCATAACGTGTGCGATGGCCATTCATCGGCGCAGGACTTCCGTATCCCGCAGGCGCTAATCAGCGCGGGCGGCGAGTTCACCGTGAGCCTGTCCGACCCGTTCGTGGTCACGCTGTCCGGTTCGATGGCCTCCGGCGCGAACGGTGCCGTCGTTATGGGCGAACTTAATCTGGATACCCCGTCGTACTACGACGAAGATTCCGGCAGTATCAAGACGGGGAACGTTCAGGTCACCGCGCTTACCGCGTCCCCGGCGAACATCTCGGGCAAGATCAACGATCATGTGACTGTGAATGTGATGGCGTCTCCGAATGGTGCGACTGGTACCATCACCGCCACCGTAGCTGAAGCTACTAAGGCTGTCGCTACTGACAACGGGGATGGTACTTGGGACATTCAGTTGAAGCAGGCCGGTACGGGTACCGTCACGTTCAAGGCTGGCACTGTTCAGACCGTGGTTAACTTTAATGTCGCCGGTGCGTGAGCATAAGTAACGCCCGCCACCGTAGCTGGCACGGTCGGGTGGTGGGCGTGTGATAGAGAAGTTTCCGAAGGGGAATAATCCCATAATATCACACGAATGGAGCAACAATGACTACCCCTGTTTTGAGCATCGACACCCGAGAAGCGTTCCGCACCCTCACCGTGAAAATCGACGGCACCGTGTACACCATGCGCCCGCTTGGCTCTAAGGATATGCTCACGATCTTGGATAATGCGGAGACAATCGATAAGCTGAGCGCTGGCGTGGCGAACCGTGAGACTTTGGAAACCGCTGAAAAGATTATCTTCCCGTTGGTCGAAAGCCTTATGAGTCCAGCTGATAAATTCTCCGAGTGGGCTTCACAGACTCGTAAGCGTAGCGACCTTGCCTATCAGCGTGCCATGACCGCGTTGTGCGGGCTTATGGCGAAGAACATCACGGTTGACATCAAAGGCGAATAATGAAGTCGTGGGATAGCCTGCTTACTCCCGCCGAACGGGAGGCGATGAAGAGTTACAAACAGAAGGAGGCGGCTCGCAAGCCGCTTCCGAGTGTTCATATCCTCGCCGAGCTTGGTGACTTGTATGGGTGGCAGGCTATCCGCGACGTGTTGGAAAACAACGTGTCTCCTTCCCTGATGATGAACCTGCTCAGAGAGGGACGCCGTATCCGACGGCGGCGACTGGCGGAACAATATCTCATGACGTTCGATTGCATTGCAGCCGCGTTCAGCAAGCATGGAGACCGCAGGATTAACGCGATTATCGAAAAACTCGGGAAGGACGTGTGATGGCAGACCCGACACTGACCCTAGACGCCGAGATCAATACCGGCGATTGGAACGCTGGCGTAAAGGATATTCAATCGGGTAGCCGTCAGATCGAAGAGTCGGCGCGACAGGCTGATGAATCGTTGGGTGACGTTGACAAGTCTGCTAGTAAGTCTTCCAGCGGGTTAGGGAAGTTCGGTGCCGTCGCCGGTGCCGTTGGCGGTCTTGTTTCCTCGGGTATCGGTATGGCTGTGGACGCCATCGGTGATCTTACCGGAGACATTATCGAAGCCTCCGACTCTGCGGACAAGTTCAAAAGCACGTTGAACTTCGCAGGACTGGATACGGGTACGATTGACGCGCTCACAGCCAGCACTCAAGCTTACGCCGACCAGACTGTTTACAGCATCAGCGATATTCGCAACGTGACCGCACAGCTTGCCGCGAACGGAGTACAGGGCTTCGACAAACTAGCCGAGGCGGCAGGCAACTTGAACGCTGTCGCCGGTGGTAACGCTGAAACTTTTAGCTCGGTCGGTATGGTGCTTACGCAGACCGCTGGCGCGGGCAAGCTCACCACGGAAAACTGGAACCAGCTAGCCGACGCCATTCCCGGCGCTTCCGGCAAGCTTCAAGAGGCGATGCTGAAGAACGGCGCTTACACTGGGAATTTCCGCGACGCGATGGAGAAGGGCGAGATCAGCGCGGAGGAATTCAACCAAGCCATAATGGACTTGGGTATGACGGACGTCGCGACGGAAGCCGCTACCAGCACCAGCACTATCGAAGGTGCGATGGGTAATCTGGAAGCGTCCGTGGTTGGTGTGGGTACGACAATTCTTGACCAGTTCAAAGGCCCGTTGACATCCGGTATCAGCATGTTGGCGCAGAGAATCAGCGGACTTAGCGGCGTGTTTACTGGACTGGTGCAGACTATCGGCCCGATTCTCTCACAAATTGGCACAACGTTCCAGACAGCGTTTCAACCAGTTGTGGGAATGGTGCAATCTCAGTTGCTTCCGGCACTTAAGCCGCTTATGGGTGCCTTACAGAATATAGGCAATGCCATCATGCCTGCAATCCAGCCCATCGCATCAGGGTTAGCTACCGTGGCGAGCATCATCGTGCAAACTATGAGTGTTATCGCGACTGCGGTAACGCCGGTGATTAATAACATCGCCTCGTCGATTCAGACGGTGCTTCCGGCACTCCAGCCGCTAATGAGTGCTTTGCAGAATCTCGGTAATGCCATCATGCCTATTATCACGGCCGCAATCCAGACCATTGCACCAGTGTTGTCTACCTTGGTGAGCAATATCGGGCAAACTATGAGTGTCATTACGACTGCGGTAACGCCGGTGATTAATAACATCGCTTCGTTGATTCAGGCCGTGCTACCCGCCATCCAATCAGCGTTCCAAATCTGGGGCACTTACATTCAAGGCGTCATCAACGCGGTGTTCCCATTCATCCAAACGGTTGTCACATCCGTTATGAACGTTGTCAACGCGATAATCAGCACCGTATTGGCAGCGATTAACGGTGATTGGTCTGGAGTATGGGAAGGTATCCAGAATATCGTTTCCAGTGTTTGGAACGGCATCCAAAGTATCGTTTCCGGTGCCATCAATGCAGTGTCAGGCGTCATCTCAAGCGTGCTGAACGGTATCAGCGGTATTTTCAGCAGTGTATGGAACGGCATCAAGGGAGCCGTAAGCAACGCATGGAGTGGCATCACCAGTGCCGTCAGCAGTGGCGTAAGCTCGATGATGAATTTCATCACCAGTATCCCAAGCCGTATCATGGGCGTGTTCAGCGGAGCCGGATCATGGTTGCTGAGCGCCGGACAGAACATTATTCAAGGTCTGATTAACGGCATCACTAACGCCATCGGCGGAGCCATCTCAGCAGTCAAAGACGCTGTTGGCGGTATCATAGACGGTGCCAAGAGCCTGCTGGGTATCGCGTCCCCGTCTAAGGTATTCGATCGTGAAATAGGTCGGATGATTCCTGCTGGTCTTGGCCGTGGCGTATCGGAGAACGAGCGTGCGGCCACTCGTCCGGTGGAAGACATGGTGGACTCTCTTCTGCCGTCGTCCATCGTGACCCCTATGCCTGTCATGTCCAACCCGGTGAATTTGAACGCGAACAGTGGCCCGCGTGTGAGCGCGCCTATCACGGTGAACGCGCTTGACCCGAACGCGGCCGCTCAAGAGACTGTGAGGGTGATTAATTTCCATTACGTGTGACAAGCCGCGCGGGTAGACTAAGGGTATGGCTATCTTTACCCTTGACCCGCGCGATGTCCGTTTGACCCTAAACGGGTTCCCCTTGTACGGAATCGACTCATACGGGTGTGAGTGGCACGTAACGTTTCAGAACGTTTCGGGATTGTTCGACGGTGTTGGTTCGACCTTGCAGACCAAGGACAAAGCGTGGTCGGATGGCTGGTTTAGCAATATTCCAGTGGCTCAGGGTCGCTCGATCAGTGTCGAGGGTCATATTATCGGCAAATGCACGGAAAGCTGCATCAACGCTTGGGATGCGTTCAAACGTTCGTTCAATATCACCAGTCAATCGCTTGTCGTGGAGTTGGGGAACATCAGCCGTCAGGTGCAGGTCATGCAATCGTCTTCCGCTCCGCTGGTGGAGTGGGCTGGTGTGAACATTCTCAAATTCAGTATCGGTCTGACCGCTTTGGACTCGTATCTGTACGATACGCAGTCGGTGAGCGGCAATACTGGTTTGCCACGTTCTCAGGGCGGTATGACGTTCCCCTACCATTTCGAGGATATAGACACGGGCAAGGGTTCAATGTGGGTGTGGTCTGAAACAACCGTGTCGGGTAGCGTGCGTCTGACTAACACGGGTAGTGCTCCGAGTCCGGTGACAATTCGTATCGACGGGCCTGTGGTCAATCCGCAGATTGAGCATAGGCCGAGCGGGCATATCATGGCGTTCGATCTCAGTTTGGGTGAGGGTCATTACATTCTTATCAACGGTGCCACTCATGAGATTCTTATAGGTGGCACCGATCCGGCACGCGGCAGTGTGACCAGACGAGAATGGAGTTACGCGGAGGTAGGAGAGAACATCTGGATGTTCAGCGCCAAGGAACTATCGGATAACGCTCGGATGACTGTCACGTTTAACCCCGCTTACATTTAAGGAGGTGCCGGATGCCTTTTATTTCTAACCGATTGCCGCAGTCGAACGGCTTGTACTCGGACACGGCGCGTGTGTTGTGGCAGCGTTCCGGCTTGCAGTTCGTCGCCGTCACGTTGAACGACGGCACGGTGATAGCCGAACTCCCCGACCTGCAATTAACCCACCTGACGTACCGTTTCGAGGAAACGACCAGCGAAACGGCCACGCTCCCGTGGTGCAATGCTCCACGAAACTGGGATGAAGCCACCACACCGTATCAGGCCGCCATACTTCTGGTGCGCGAATCCACTGTGTTGTGGGGCGGTATCGTGGTCAAACGCGAGCGTGCAATGCGCGGAGAAGGATTAACACTGACGTTGGCAACCGTCGAACACTATCTCGATAACGTGTACGTGCAGGATCATACGTACACGAATCGTGACCAGTGCGAGATCGTGGAAGACCTCGTAACCACCACGCTTAAAAACCACCGTTTCAATCTCGTTGTTGAAGCGTCCCCGAGTAAGGTCACACGCGACCGCACGTATGAGGCCGAAAGCGACAAAACACTGCTAAGTGTGCTGCAAGAGCTTGCGAACGTTTTGAATGGGCCGGAATGGTGTACATCATGGCGTGCCATCAATGACGGTCATTATGAACCGGTCATGACGGTAGCCGACCATATCGGTTCCACCACGCCAAGCACCACGTTCGACGAAAGCGTTATGACCACGTTCAACTTGTTGGAGGATTACACGCACGGGTACGGTGCTAACGCGGTTATGGCTGTGAGTACGGCTGACGCTGGAGACCGTCCGCAATCCGATTGGATGATCGCAAACCAGCCTAACAGGCCCATGGTGGAATATGTGTTCCAGCCGTCAACCAGCATCACGAACAAGGCGACGCTGAACGAACATGCCAAGTCCTCGTTGTTGCAGATGCAGAACGGTACCCAGACCATCACAATGGGGGTAAGCCTTCTGTCCGCTCCAATGGTGAATAAGGAATGGAAGCCGGGCGACCTCATATCGTGGACAGTGAAAGAAGACGCCGAGCATTTCCCCGACCATAATCACGGTACCGCCCGTATCATCGGGTACGAGATAGATTTTAGTCAGGCGTGGACCATCACACCTATATTGCAACAGGAGGACGATAATGCCGAGCAAATTCAAGTTCAGTCTAGATAGCGCGGACGCTACAGCACGCCAGTTCTCGGACATCAAACACCAGTTGCAGGAACTGCCGCCGAGCATCGTCAACAGCGTTAAACCTATGGTCGATCAGATCACGAAAATGTATGAGGAAGTGCAGACGCTGACCAACAATCTTGATAAGCGTGTGCAGGAAAGCATCACTCGCAACAGCTATACCCGTGCCGAGATTGACGTTAAAACTCAGACGTGGAACTGGGGTGTATTGGCTCCCAATCGTGGTGGTACTGGTATCGCCAACGCTTATAACAATGTGTTTGCGTCAGGCTCTTGGCGCGCGGTGTGGGTGTTGTCTGACGGCACTATGGGCACGGCTCAGTCGATTCGTGCAGTGAAGACCGATATCGTGGACGCGGACGACTACATTCCCGTTGCCGCTCTCCGCAAGGTGAAGTGGCGCGTATATCGGATGAAGGATGACAAGAACCAGAATCTTGATGATGCTCAGCCGTTGGTCGGTATGATTGCCGACGATTTGGATGAAAACGGATTGGGGTTCTTCTGCGAATACGATGAAGACGGCACGCTGGTAGGTATCAACTATCCCATGCTTGGTGTGGCGGCGCTTCGACTCGCTCAGCAGGTGGCGGATGACTTGGACGCGCTCAAAGCTAAGGTCGATGCTCTATCCACCGACGAAGATAAAATGGTCGTAGACGATTCGGAGGAATGATTATGGCTATTATCATGCACCCGCTTACCGCGAAAAACGGTTCCCCGGAGTATACGGCGGACGATTACAGGCATGCCATCAATCCTCTATTAGTACCGTCCGATGGTACCGCGTTCAACGGTTTGTCTGGCATCCGTTACGGTTCCCCGAGTCCTCTGGTCACGGTGAGCGGCCTGACTGCTACGGTCAAGGCTCATTGCGGTACCATCAGCCCGTGGGATGGGCTCGGCGCGTACACTTACGCCATTACTACCAATACGACGGTGCAACTGGCGGACTCCACCAACAATTACAAGATCGCGGTTACGGTGGAAGACCCGTCGCAGTCGCACGGTACGACTCCGCGCGGCCAGCTCAGGGTGTTTACTGCGGGTACGCCTGACTCAAATATCAATGGTCTTGTGATTGCCAAGGTGAATGCCGGTGTCGTGTCTGATGTGGCTCCGATGATTCGTAACAGCGCTATCCTGATGGCGCGTAATCTTGAACAGCTTAACACCATTGACGCGGTGGACGGGCAGGAGGCTGTGACAATCACCGATAATGTCCATTATGTTAGAAACGGTGGAATATGGGCTTCTTCACAGTTATTTGACTCGTCGGACACGTTCAAAGCCGTCGGATACTCGAATTCTAACAACTGGTATGAATTTACGTTCTCGTCCCGCGTCACATCGTTCGGAAGCACTCAAAACGTGGAATTGGCGAAGTTCGGAAACATAAACTGCTGCCATATTCTGCACGGTGGATGGTACATGCTTAGCGCATTCCTTAACGTCAAGTATGATCATACAGACGCTCCTACGGTGTGGTTTCGACGGTACTCCGGAAACGTGTGGACCAAGTATATCGACACTCATGTTTCGTTTTCAAAGGGTGACTGGAACGGATATACGTCATTCGGCATTCCGACCGTGGTTTACAATATCCCGGATAATACTGTTATCTCGTTGGGTATAGGGGATAATTTCGTTTCGGCTGTCGGCAGTTTTACGGAGTTCACCGTAACTAGGATTAACCGGAACCTGTAATCTCGTTATAGCGGCATACCGCCCTCTGCTCGTACTTCGATATTCTCCGGAATCGGAACGACGAAGCTCACCAATGGGCGGAACACGTCATTGGGTGTCATATACGGGCCTACTGAAATTGTGCCGTGGTAGTTACCATCCAAGGTTAATTTACATCTCCCAATTGCCGTCTTTACATGATAAACGACATCATCCCATGGTTCACTGTTCATGATAATGGATATTATCTTCACGGTCTAAGATGAAATCATGATGGAAATTATCACGGCAATCATCGGCGTAGGCGGCGTAGCACTCGGAGGACTCATAACATGGCTAGCTAACCGTAGGTCAGACTTGACCAGCGCGTATCAAGATTTAGTGTCCGCTCAAGGGGGTATGAAACGGCAGATCGACGCGCAAGACCAGAAAATAAACGAGCTAATAAAACATCGTGATGTGTTGCAATACACGATCGATCTTGAGACTGGCTATATTCGCGCGTTGGGGCATTGGCTGTCCAAGTTCTGCGAGATTATCGAACCTGAATTTTTGGAGAATCATCCTAAACCGTCGTTGCCTGATGATCTACGCGACCGTATTGCATCGCTTGAAGAACTGGCCGGAGATAATGACTAGCCAAGACGATTCAGAAACATGAACCCTTTTTCTCGCATTGTGCCTGAAACGTTGTTGTTCATGAAGACCCGTATCTTCGTGTTCGGCTGGGTCACTCTCAGCGCAGTGTCCAGATTCAATCGTGTGTAACCGTTACTCCCCGTTAATTGTTCGCTCACGAGCGGGCCTAAATTCGTTACGCCACTACTGACACCGACGTTGAGGTTCATCCATCCAGCGTTAATCGACATGGGGGTTGAAACATAGATAGAGTAATCGCCTACGGGTAGGTTCGTTACGTTCGACCCGTTGCCATCGTTCACGATAGATACGCCGTCGAAGTCGTTATGGGTAAGCGTCATGCGCATTAATGTCATTCCGTTATTGACTGCCAATTGCCCGTCTGACCTAGTGAACTCAACCGTAGCGTATGGGTGGGTCACGACGTTCTTCTGTTTCCATGTTCCGTCGCGCCGCACATAATGGACATTATCGGCCATAATAATATCGATTCGTTCGATGATAAGATGATCTTATGAGACGTTTCAAACGGTGGCTGATCCTTGTCTTGATGTTCGCCGTCGTCTCGTTGATAGTCCACGTCCTGATGACGGCCTACGCCGTTTTATGCATGGCGTGGCTGTTCTTCTACGCAATCAATCTATAGGAGGAATTTCGATGGCTTTGAACGGTATCGACATTAGTAATTGGCAGGCTGGTATCGACTTGTCTGCCGTACCGTGTGATTTCGTCATCAGCAAGGCGACGGAGGGATGCTGGTACGTTTCAGCGGATTGCGCTCGGCAGGTGGAACAGGCGTTGAGTCTGGGAAAGTGCGTGGGCGTATACCATTACGCCAACGGTGGTAACGCCGTCTCCGAAGCTGACTTTTTTGTGAACAATTGCGCGAATTGGGTTGGCAAGGTCGTATGGTGCTTGGACTGGGAGCAACAGGGTAACGGACTGGCCGGGTCTGGCGCGTCTGCACAACAGTGGATTAGGTCGTTCTGTGACCGCGTGTACGAGCGTACAGGCTCCCAGCCTATCGTCTACGTGGGAGCGTCCATGCTTAACGATGCTCAGAATATTGGTGATCGTGGATTGTGGGTAGCTCAGTACGCGAATATGGACGTTACTGGGTATCAGGATACGCCGTGGAACGAGGGCGCGTATGCGTGCGCTATCCGCCAGTATTCGGGCAATGGTCGTCTGCCCGGATATTCAGGCAGTCTTGACCTTGACAAGTTCTATGGTGATGTTGACGCTTGGAATGCGTATAAGGCGGGTCATTCGAGTGTGACCAACGTGCCGACCCCTTCTGCTCCTGCTCCGTCTACTCCCGCGTCTGGCACGTATACGGTGCGCTCTGGTGACACGCTGAGTGGTATTGCGTCGATGTATGGGACTAGCTGGCAGGTGCTGGCGCAGATTAATAATCTGTCTGACCCGAATCTGATTTATCCGGGTCAGGTGCTGAATATCAATGGTACTGCCAATACGGTTCAGCCCGGTAGCGGCACGTATACGGTGCAGTCGGGGGACACGCTGAGTGGTATCGCCGCCAAGTTTGGGGCTTCGTGGCAGACTCTCCAGCAGATTAACGGCATTGCCGACCCGAATCTGATTTATCCGGGTCAGGTGCTGAAACTGCCGGGCGGCGCACCGTCACCGTCCGTTACACCGTCACCGTCCGTTACGACGTACACTATCCAGCCCGGTGACACATTGAGTGGTATCGCCGCCCAGTACGGTACCAGTGTTTCCAATCTGGTGGCGTTGAACGGTATCGCCAACCCTGACGTGATCTACGCTGGTCAGACAATCCGCATCAAGTAAACTATTCGATAGGAGGTTTGTTATGAACATTAATACTGGTGAGCCGACCAAGGACACCGAGATCAATAACGGAGTGGCGGACGGCAATGATAATTACGTGCCGACGTTCAACGCAGCGACTCGTAAGTGGGCGTATCTTGTTTCCGGACTGGTTGGTATCGCCGGTGCGGTGCTGAGTTTCGTGAGCGCCGTACCGGACATGCCGTCGTGGATGGCTGTGATGGGTGGCGCTTGCGCTCTGGTCGGCTCCGGCGTGGCTGGAATGTTCGGCGTCCATTACGCAGGCATTTCCAAGTGAGGTAATGATGACAATTGCATCCGACTTGTTCCGCCAAGGAGCATAACCAATGTTCGAAACATTCCAAACCATCATCAACGCCGGAGGCTATGACCTCGCTGACTTCACCGAGCGCATCAAGACCATGTACGTGATGGGCGAACTCACCGAGAATGAGATGAAACAGCTACTCGAACAGGCGCAGGATAACGCCAAGCCCGACGAGTCCTACGCTCCGTTGGCCGACCGCGTGAAGGCCATCGAGGAATGGGAGACGACCATCGAGGAGCGTTTAAGCAAGCTGGAATCAGGTTCATCGACCGACCCCGGCGACCCCGAGGAACCAGCCGACGAATGGCCGGAATACAAGCAGCCTACCGGAGCGCACGACGCCTATCACGTAGGCGACAAAATCACCTACAATGGGAAGTGCTACACGTGCATCTACGACGGTTGCGTGTGGACCCCGGACACTTACCCGCAGGGGTGGCGTGAGGAAGCGTGAACCACATCTACACTGGTGTTTCCAAGTGGTAGACTGGTGTTGCTCCTTTCGAGCGATGGTGTGATGACCGATTAAATTAGCCCGGCACTGGTCTTGATGACTAATGCCGGGCTAGTTTTTTTAGTTGTTTAGCAGATACTCACGGTTCCTGTATTCACTTAATGCTGGAACGATTTCTGGATGATCGTTGTAGGCGCTGACCAGCCATCCTTTTACGTATGATTCCTTTGGGTGGGCGTGGATGCGTGCGTGGCATCCCATAGTACCCGAGCCGCAGACGGTAATCAGGTTGCTAGGTAGGTTTAATCCTTCCCAAGCGTGTGAGCGCATACGCCGGTGATGCAGATTAAAAGCGGAGGCGCTTAATGTTCTCCCACAGATGAAGCATCTGCCGTGGTCTCGGTGGAACACTTTCATACGGGTTTCGATATCAGGGTCTGTTTTGCTCACTCGGATACTCCTTCGCAGTGGAAGAAGTACAAGGTTATCGGGGATACGAGTTTGAAGAAATATTGCCTATCGGTGTCTGTCTTGCATTCATGAATGGCCGTGATCTTAACGTCTTCAACGCTGCCCAGAACGTCGTAGAGTTTGAGGAACGCTTTGGCGTCTTTAATCCCGATTTGACCGAACGTGAGTTCCTGTCCGAGTCCTTGGGTGTCGATGATTTCCTGTGCTTGGGGGTTTTTCTGCAAGAGGCTGATGATCGAGGTCAGATAGTTGATGGTTTCCATTGTTGCTCCTTTGGTGTGATGATGATTGGATTAATCGTGCAAGATTCTAGTCTTTGGTCAGGATGTCATAGCCGAGGTGTTCGGCCAACCGCAACCGGTATTGCTTTTGCGGTTTGCGGCGTCCGGTTTCCCACATGGCTATTACGTTTGGGCTGGCGACGCCGATTCGTTCGGCTAGTTCCGCTTGTGAATATCCGTGGCGTAGACGCCAGTATTTGATGCACTGGCCGATGGTCACCCTGTCGCTGATAGTCGCGTAGTCAACTGGGATGTTGCCGATGTTCTGTCGTGTGAAGAACTGGCCGGTCTGGCTGTCCTGTTCCACGGTGACTTCTTGACCGTTGATTACGGTTTTGATTTTGTTTTGCTCGCGCATGTTTCACCTCCCTATGATGTGTGATATATAGATTATATCACATTGTTTCTGTTTCGCAAAACAGCTCGCTAATGGCTTCGCGCCCATCGTCAGTCAGCGCGAACCGCCAGCAATGACGGTGCCGACTGTTCACACCATCCCGATCGACACGGTACACATGACCGGAACGCTCAAGCTCGATCATGCGCGTCCTCAATCCCTGCGGAGTATCGTCATACTTCGCTAAGACCGCCATACGTTCGATTTCCTCATGGGTAAGCGGACGCTTAGCCATCCAAAGAATCAACAGCACATGGACCTGTTGTTTGCTGAACATTACGCCACCGCCGTTTCAGCGGAGTGGCGGAGGAATGCGGCCATGCCAGCGGCCACAATCCACCCGGCCACCCACTTGACTCCGAACCGTACCCGGTTTATCTTGGCTGCCATAGCCCATACCGGGAGCGACATCCACGGGCTGAGACACCAGCCGCAATAGGCGAGTTCTCCGAGACTGTCCACGTAATCCTTGGCCCACGTGGGGAGCGAGTTGGACAGGTTCTCGGTCTTTACGGTCAGCTTGCGGCGGAGCATGGAGAACATATAGCCGGGGCCGGGCGAGAGTTGTACGACAGTGGTCGCGTATCCAGCCGTGATTCCAGCGGAAAGCACGGCAGTCCACCAATTGCCATCAGTCTTCATCGGTTTTCCTTTCCTCGTGGCGACGCCAGCAGTGATAACGCTTGTTGTAGTCCGCGTACAGGTCTTCATAGAGTTGTTTCGCCTCGTTGATGGCTTCGTCGTGACCGAAACCGTGCTGTTGCAAGGCGTATTGAGCGGCACCAATCCAAATGGATCGGCGAACGTGTTGATACCAACGGTCAAACAGTTTGCCGCAAACCTTGTCATGCTTGTTGTCTCCGAGAAAGTCGGCAACGCTCTCCACCACGAACTTACGAAGAGTGTTCGCGGTGATATGGTTACGGTCGAACAGTTCCAGCACATCGCTGGTTAAAATGCTATTCTTCATTGGGCTCCTCCTCTTCTTCTGGTTCGTCATCGTCCACTAGATAATCGTCAAGACTGATGTCTTGCGGCTCGAAGTAAAACAATCCGTCCAGCAAAATTATCGGGTAACGCACGGTTACCCCTTGGTCTTTGGCGATGGCGCGTATACCTCTGGCGGTGGGGCTTCCCGACGACACGATACGGAGCCTACGCCCCATCTGTTGGGCGTACACGCGGCATGTCATCAGATAAACGGCGCTCTGCCGCTTGCATGTGGGGCATCCGTCGAACAGGACGAACATGTCAGGGCTTTCCAGAATGGTTGCGGTCTTCATCAGAACGTCACCCCCAGAGCGTCGGCCAGCACATCGGAGATATGGAGCGTGGCCAACTGGCTACGCTTATGGTTTTCGATCTTTTCGGTGATGTCCTTGCGGTACACGGGGATGACCTGATGGTTTGCAGTTCCGACCACGCGCGGGTCGAACATCGAGAAATACAGGACTTCCAGCGAATCGCACACCACGAAGTATTGCAGCACCTGCGCCTTATACTGGTCGGGGATGAAGTCGAAGCCGGTCGCCTTGGAGTCCAGAGTGTACTCGGGCAATACCTGTTCAATGACGTCCACCAGTTCGGGTTTCAGGTTAACGATATGAGATCGCATGGCGTCCGTGTGCATCATCCACGGTACGACGGTCTGCAAATGGTAGGCTGAGCCGAGCGACTTGCATTCGATGGCCCACGTCGGCTTCTCAGTGTTCTCGTAGGCGTCTGGACTGCACGCGATACGGTTGTCGTCGTCACTCTCCCAGATACCGCAATCGGGGACGCAATCGACGGGGTTGAAGCCGAGCGTTTTGAGGGTGATCTGGATGTTCTCGGGTTCGAGACGGTGGCCGCGTTTCATCGGAGGTTCACCGTCCGCTGGTTCTGCCCACAGTTCCGCTAGGAACTTCCAGAAGTCCACGCCGACCTTAAGCCGTTTGTTCTTGGTTTCGGCGTCCACGATCTTCTCGTCGTAGTTCTGGGCCTTCGTGTAATACTCGTTGGCTTTGTCTGGCGTCTTCGCCTTCTTCGCTTGTTCCAACGCCTTGTCCCGGTACTCTTTAAGTTTTTCCACGTCGGTCTGAGCGTAGTGTTCCAAGGCAAGTCCGCCGCTTTTGGTGCCGGTGATACGGCCCACTCGTTCGTCGAGCCATGCCTCTGTTTCGTGGGCTTGCGATACATTGATGATCTTCATTGATGTTGTCCTTTCGGTTGGGTGTGGGCGGGTGACGAGTCCCGCCCACGAGTATTTGTTATGCAAAGCGGGGAGCGTACTGGTTGATGACGGTGCGAATCTCCTTGAACAGATTCCACGCGGTCTCTTGGATGATGGACTCGGGGCAGTCGATGAAATCGATCGCTTCAGAGTATTCCATGCATCCGTCCGTGTAGATCGGATCGTCGGGTTCCGCCCACCAGAAGATAGAAAACAGAAAGACGTGGTTTTCCACGTCATCGGTGACTCGGGCGCGCAGCTGGGTGTCGGTGAACGTGATGATCGCCGTATCATCCGGTTTTTGTTCCGATTCATAATGGATGCTGCTGACTTTGTCGAAGTCAAACTCACACTGGTTGATGACGGCGGAAAGGTTGATGCTGTTCATTGTAACTCCTTGGGTTATGTATCAAGCCTTATGCTTGATATATATAATATATCACATGTGGGGTGGTTAAGCAATCAGCGACACGCAGGGACATGTCCCAATGTCCTAGTAGGACGTGGATAATCAACGGTGATTTATGGGCGTGACTGATAGGCTTACGCCCGAAAACCCGAAACAAGTCAGCGCATACGCTTGCGATTAGGACAATTGGGATAGTCGATAGCCCGACACTGTAGGGCTTCTTCCATTTCCAAACGACGCGCATTACTGCACAAGAAACACGCCTCAGCGGTATTGCGACACTCTTCGCGCCACAATGCATCAGCACGTTTCGGATTATCACGGTCGCTCTCGGCGATAAAACAGCGCAAGGCGCTCTCACGGCAACGTTCGGCCTCATCCCGCAGCTTGCGGGAGTCTGGCGTCACAGGAAAACCGTAGTACGGGTAACGTTGATCGATGGGGCACTTCTCACACATGACTTGCCTCTCAGTGTTCCCGCGCGTACCGGCTGATAACACACTCCGCCTGTCTGAGGGCACGCGCCTGCAAGTCAAGCATAGACTCGCCACGGAACGCCATGCTTGCATCATGACCATTAGCCATGTACCGGCGCAATTCGGACTGGGTGAAGAACCGGGCGGCGATATCCACGTTGTACACGAGAGCGCACCCGCCGTAACTGTATTCCCGCCAATTGTCCGCGCCGTTCAGCAACAGCGCGCGACGCGATTCGAAGTGGTCGGGAAGAACCGTTTGGGGCATGTCGAGCGAATCAAGCAATGCCAGCGCGGTATCCTTCACGCCATGGCCCCACTTGCTGCGGGGCTTGAACTCGGCTTCGATATTCTTGTAGGTCTCATTAACGGTATACATTTTGACACTCCATTTCAGCCCCCCTTGCTGGAATAAGAGGGCTTATAAATCGGTTTGTTTTAAGCAAAACTCCAAAAGTGCGCAAACGCGAAATGCCACTCACATTTGGTTAACGGCGTTTATCAGACTGTTCAGGTCGGTTTGCGTGAGTCCACGCCATCCCCTGACCTGACGGTTCAGAGTACCGTTGATAAACTCGCCGCGCGCTTCCGATGGGATGTTGTGTGCGTTCAGTGCCTTGACCAGATCGGCGTACTGTTCGGCGCTGATCGCACGGTCTGCGGTCTCGTAACGCTGTTTTGCATACGCGCCGTCGTCGTCCTTGTCGGGGAAGATGCCCAACACTGCGTAGAGACTGTAGCGGCGGGCGTAGGTGATCGCGCTACCGACCTGCTGCGGGTCGCCTGTCACGAAGAACGGGTAAGAGCAGGCCACCATTTGTTCTTCATTATCGAAGATGATGGTCTCCACCGTTCCAATGACCTGCCTTGCTTCTCCCGCGTTGTCGAACGTGACGCGCTGGCTGAACGCAAGACCATGCTTCTCAAAAACCGGTTTGATGGTCTTGAGAATGGTGGCGAGGTTGAGATACTTGTAAGTCCGGTTGCCTGCCTGCGCGGTTTCGTCGGTGACGAAGTTTGGGACTTCGTTGAGGACTTGCATGAACTTGTTGCTGAGATTGTTGGTTGCCATCTCATTGTTCCTTTCTGATAGTGTGATGATATATAAAGTATATCACATGTTGCGTGATATTACAAATGTGATTACTTGAGTTTGTGGACTAGGACGCCTTGAATGGCGGGATAACGCCAACTAGGACGCTAGGACACTAGGACATGCATTAACTCAGATTGGCCATGCCTCGCCGTTCGTTAGATACACCGTATCCGCGTACCCGTCGTCGAACTGGGCACCCAAAAGCCCGTCCAGCATTGGCATCCCGCCGAGATTGTACGCCTCAACGAAGAATTCGAGGCGGGTCGGCTGATTGCCTTCAAGCACGTACATGGCGCGCGCCCACTCGGTTTTCCCGTTACGTTCCTCATAGTCCCGGAATGCTTGCTCGTACATGTCGGCGTCAACGTATCCGTAATCTCCGATACGCCAGATATCGTCCGTTTCGGTGTAAGTGTCGAAGTCGCGGCATTTGGGGATTAGACTGGTGTCGATGCTGTTAATCATGGCGCGGGCCTGTTCGACGGTGAGATTTCTAACTGTTTCCATTGTTACCTCCTTGGGTATATCTCAAGCCTTATCGCTTGATATAACCATTATATCATTATTGGTCTGTTGGGACAAGTTCGGCACGCCATCGCCGCCGTCATTGGAAAAGAACTCACGCTCCAGCGCCTCCACGCCACCGGTGGCACCCCAATACGCACGCCTCGCTCTCAGAACGGTCGCCACGTCGGCGGACATGGAATCGGGAAGCCTATGGGCCATCCAATCCGACAACTGCGCTTCGCTCCGCTGTTCCCGCTTCTGCACCCTCCAATTAATCGGGTTGGCCAGCCACACGGGCAGAGTCCGCACGTACTGCAATGGCGTACCCTCGCACGATTCCACGAAACGCTTCGCCGCCCTCATAAGCGCGTCGGCACCGACTTCATCGAACGCTTGATTAAAGTATCGCAGGAATTCGTTAGAGACTCTGCATTTCTTAGGCCACAACTCCATAAGCGACTTGAGGGTATTCACCGAATGGCAGGTGACTGTGATTTTTTCTTTGTCGCGCGAGTATTGTTCTTGGGTTTTGTTCTCTTGGGTATTGTTCGTCAAAACCTCGTTTTGGGGTGGGTCAAAAGCAGGTTTTGGGGGGTCAAAAGCAGGTTTTGGGGTCGGTACATGGTCATAACCCTGTTTTGGGGTGGGCTTCCACAGCGAGACGTGATACCGGTTGGCCCTGCCATCGGACTTGACCCGTCGAATGTACCCCAATTGTTCCAGCACGTTGAGGCTCTTGGATACCGTGGGCTGTGAGCAACGCGCGATCTTCGCCAGCCGCTCCAAGCTGGGCCAGCAGACGCCGGTGTTGTCGGCGTGACGTATCAGCGCCATATACACCAGCAGGTCGTAGCCGCCCAACCGGTCATCATCCACCGCCCAATTCGGCAGCATCGAAAAACCCGAGTTCTGTGTTATACTCGTATCGGACACGTTTCCAACCTTTCTGTTAGCGCCTCTCTTCCGTTCTCCCGGGGGAGGCGCTTACTTTATTCCTGTTCCTATCTTATTTGATGTTGGTGCGCCCGGTTCCAGTGCGCATATATATATTATATAGCTAGCACATGCTACTTGCAATCAAGAAAAATCTGATGTATATTTAAATCATGTACGCTAAAGACTACACCGCAACGACGGAGCAGTACGCGGAACGCTGGCACCTCAACATCCAGACCGTCCGCAGATACTGCCGTGAGAAACGACTGCCATACATCAAGGTAGGCAACCGCTACTACTTCAACCCCGACATCACACCACTACCCGTAGGAGCAACGATCGACGATGAATGACCCCAGAATCACACTGCCGCTCGCACGCTTGGCGGCAGACCCCGAACGCAAACAGACCCGCAACGGCACCCCCTACATGCTTATCCGAGTCGCCGCCACAGGCGGACACATGGACAAGACCACAAAACAATGGGTAGACCACGACACCATGTGGGCGACCATATTCGAGTATGACCTGAGACTTGCGGAAGCCTACGAACGCATGCTACGCAAGGGCACACCTGTCCGCGTCGAAGGCGTCCTCAAATGGAAGACCGGCACCGACAACCAAGGGCAGCCGCGCACCGACTTCATCATCGAACACGCGACCATCAGCCTCGCCATGCTCAAGGCGAAGAACCAACAGCCTCAGCAAGACCAGCAGACCGGCAACCAGTGGCCGGGAACCGACACGTTCGGCCCGACCAACTCAACCAACCAGACCGACAACGAATGGGGCGTGTTCTAAATGGCGGTGAACGTCTCCGAGAAAGACAAGACGCTCAACGAGATCATCGACTGGTGCGAGCAGCTAGAAGTGGAGGGACTGAGATTGGCGAGCGCTCTTCTGATGCAGCATGACATGGACGCATATGGTGTCGTGAGGGGACAAGTCAGCGCATACGAAAAGACAGCCGACCACTGCCGTTCCATGCTCGGCTACACCGGCAACATGCCCACGGAAGTACCGAATCAAAGCGAGGACGCGAGATGACGATTGACGAACTGCATGATTACTGCCGTTACCTCTTCGACGAGAACCATGTGCATGGCGTGCCTGACAAGTGGAGCGAAGGCTACGAGTTCGCGCTCAGCCTTGTCATGTTCAAGTGCCATGAGGGATTAACAGACGAAGACCGCAAGGCTGTAGCCGACTGGCGTGAAAAACATTGGAAGGACACGAAATGAGCAGGACAATCCGATATGTCTAGTGCACCCACTGCGGCGAGACGGTGGGCACATATTACGTGACCTGCCCGTACTGCGGATACAGGCTGGCCGTGCACAGTCTGCCACCAAGGGAGAAATGTACGGACTAACCCAAGTCACCACCGATTGAAAGGAACCATAATGACCCGATATCTCGTAACGGACCAACAACTGCGTTACGCAATACACTCGGCCATAAGAGCTCTGGACATTGACAAGCAAGATGAGCATTACACCATCGAATCAACTGCCAAAGTCTCCTATAAAGTCCTAGAATTATTGGCCTCATCGAAGACCACCGAATCGGAACAAACCGAGAATACCAAACAGACTGCTGGCCGTGAAATCGATACGAGCGAGTACCCATTTATCCAACTAGAGGCAGACGAACTCGTCCGGATGATCTGTGACGCCTACCAAACCGGCGTATTTTCAGGAAAGGAGCAATCATGAAATTCACGAAACGCGCATACGTCAATGTGTGGCAGAACTGCCCCATAGACGAACGCGAAGACACCACCATAACCCTCTATGACTACGAGGACACGAACGAACTCAACAGTATCCCGGTAGCCCTCCTATACCTGCTGGAACGTTATGCGTTCGTCGACAGTATGGACGAATTCAACACTCTCGAACACTGCCTTACAGCCGAATCGTTCGACCTCATAGGCTTCGTCAAAACCTACCGGGACATGCTCAGCAAAACCGGCGACTTCTGGACACCCATGAAGTTCATCACCGCAAGCCCGAAACCCGTGGACGGTATCCCACCCGTCTCATACTGCCCACGCTGCAGAGCGTTGATCTGGCCAGACACCACACAACGCTGGATCAACGGGCAATCCGAAAACGACACCGAATACTATCAGCGAATCTTCGAAATCTACAAGAACAACCCTGACCCGCGTTTCTGCCACAATTGCGGTCAACGCTTCAAATACATCGGCCAAAACCAACTAGCCTACAAGCACCAAAGCAACCGCGCCGACATCCTACGCACCCTCAAACTCAAGGCGGAAACCCAACCAACGTTCGATCTGGCGGAGGCAACCAATGATCGGCGAACCATTATCGTTCAGCCTGTTCATCCCCGGCATCCCCGCCAGTAAAGGCTCCTACCGTCCAATCACCGGCAGGAGCCGAACCACAGGCAAACCCGTCACACGCCTCATACCGATGGACAAGAAGGAACGCCCGTGGCGCGACCACGTGCGCGACACCATCCTCAGCCACAAACACCCAACCATTCCCCCCAACTCATACGTGACCGTAGAAACCACGTTCTATCTTCCCCGCCCCAAAACCATCCCACCCACCAAACGCAAACACCCCACAGTCAAACCAGACATAGACAAACTCCAACGCGCCCTATACGACGCCATCACCGAAACCCACATCTGGCATGACGACTGTCAGATAACCGACGTAACCAGCCACAAACGATACGCCGACAACACCACAACCGGCGTATTCCTCACGATCACATGGGAGCCAAACCAATGAAAAAACCAAGCGAATTCGACTACTTCCGCAACACCACACCCGGCTACAAGCTAGGCCGCATTCTCGGCGGGCTACTCATCACCCTAACCGTCCTACTCATCACCACCGGCACCATAGCCCTACTCAAACTACTCATAACCTACATCCTCGCGTAAGGAACCATCATGCCCCTCAGCCAACACAAAACCGAACTAGCCCTCCAATGGCACCGCAAACACTACAACACCGAATACATCGCCCAACTACTCAACACCACCCCAGAAGAAATACAAACCATCATCAACCAACACCAGCAACAAACTAAACTCAAGAAAGTATAAAATACCCCTTATGAGCAACGTAACCCGAGATGTGCACGGCAGAATCACCGGAGGCGTGAACAACCCAACAGGTAAAGGCGGCTTCCAAGAACGCCCACAAGACCGAGGCTCATGGACAAAAGATACCAGTCCCACCCGGTGGATACGCGAATACGGGAAACTTTCTGCAAAGGAATTTGCTGCGAAAGCGAAAGACCCCAGTCTGACCATGGTGCAGCGTATCGCGATCAAGCATATTGCTGACGCGGAGAAAAACCCGAAGGTCGCGGCCGATCTGATCGACCGTTTGGACGGTAAGCCGCACCAGTCCACCGACGTTAATGTGACCGGCTATGAGCCGCCGCGCATCGTGTTGGAACCGTTTGACGATAATCCCGATAACAAGAAAGACGGTGAATAATAATGAAACCACGTTTGCAAGTCCAGACTATGAAGACCAGCGACTTGATTCCTTACGCTCGGAACGCAAAACAGCATCCAGAAGAGCAAGTGGCGCAGATCGCGGCCAGTATCCGTGAGTTCGGTATGAACGATCCGGTAGCCGTCTGGCATGACAAAGACGGTACGCCGGTCATCGTGGAAGGACACGGCAGAGTACTCGCCTTGCAGAAACTCAATATCGAGGAATGCCCGGTCATCTGCCTTGATGACCTGACCGACTCGCAACGCCGCGCCTACACCCTAATTCACAATCAGCTCACCATGAACACCGGGTGGAACGCGGATATGCTCGGTGTGGAACTGGAAGACCTCACGGCTGACTTCGATATGGACTTCTACGGGTTTGACCTGCCAGCACTTGACGCGCAAGACCCAGACAGTGCCGAAGAACTGGACGATATCGACGATAAGCACGCCATTCAAGTCAACGTGGACAACGAAAACGAACTAGAGACCGTATTCAACAAGCTCGTACAGGAAGGATACTCGTGCAAGATCATAACCATCTGAAAATCGATATCACTCGGAGCAGCACGCCGCCGGTAGACAACTTCCGTGTTAACGCCATCCGCTCCGACTACGATTACACGGTTCCCGAAGTCACAGAGCATTTCACCGGGGAGATAATCCTTCCTGATAACTGGCAGATAGGCGTCATCGTAGGAGCCAGCGGAACCGGTAAAACCACTATCTCCAGAGAACTGTTCGGCGACTGCTTCACCCCGCTGCCGGAGCAGCGTAATCCAAGCGTGATAATGGACATGCCTCAAGGCCACTCTGTCAGCGAGATAACACGTATGTTCACCTCGCTTGGTTTCTCCAGTGTCCCGTCATGGCTGAAACCCTATTCGGTGCTAAGCAACGGGGAGAAGATGCGTGCTGATCTGGCATACACCCTGCTTTCCGCTACCACGGATAATCCCGTGGCCTATGACGAGTTCACCAGCGTGGTTGACCGGGACGTGGCCTACAATCTCTGCGTGGCATTGCACAAACACGTCAAACGCACATCCGGACTCAGGTTTATCGCGGTAACCTGCCATTCCGATATTCTCGATTGGTTGCAACCTAATTGGGTGTACTCCACGGATGATATGGGAATGATCGACCCAAAACATTCAAGCCCGCTCAACGACGGTTCACCGTCGAACGATGCGACCGAAGCGAGTGGGCAAAGTTTAAGCGATATCATTATCTG